TGAAGCTACGCTGGATATTTTATTGAAAGATCTGCGCCGCGATAAAACCGGCCAGCTGCGCACCCGGATGGGCGAATTCGCAGAACGCGGCGTGACCCATTTCGCCTCATTGTTGAGCGCGCTGATCGTGAACGGTGCAACTTCGCCGTGCTACGACGGCCAGTATTTCTTCGACACCGATCATGCTGAAGGCGTAACCGGCTCACAGAGTAACGCTATCACTGTCGATATTTCAGCATTGCCGGCATCGGCGCATGGCGTTATTGCCGCACCGTCACCGGAAGAAATGCAGCAAGCCATCCTGAAGTCAATCGCCCAGTTGCATACTTTGGTCGATGACCAAGGCGAGCCGATCAACGAATTGGCGTCCGAGTTCCTGGTGATGGTGCCGGTCGGATTGAGCGATGCGGCGCGGTCGGGCCTTTCGGCGGCGCGTGTTTCTGGGCCGAGCACATTCAGCATGGACGGCTTGTCAATCAAACTAGCGGTTAACCCTCGCCTGACGGCGGCAGGATGGACTGACAAGTTCACGACCTGGCGCACCGACGGCAGCATCAAGCCGCTGATCCGTCAGGAAGAAACCAAGCCTGCGCTGAAGGTCAAGGATGAGACTTCGGAATACGCATTTGATAATGATGCGATCCAGATTGGTCTGGATACCTGGCGCAATGTCGGCTACGGCCGCTGGCAAGGCGCTTGCCAAACCACTTTGGTCTAAAGGGGAAAGCCATGACGATCATAATCGCATCAAAAAAAGAGGGCTTTAGGCGCTGCAACATGGCGCATTCAATCGCACCGACCGAGCATCCTGACGACCGTTTTACTGCGGATGAATTGGAGAGGCTGCTGTTTGAACCGCTACTGACTGTAGTGGTGGTGCCGAATGATGCCGGCAATGCGGGAGAAACCGGTAATGCTGGCGAATCTGGCGATACTGGAGAAACCGGTAATGCCGACGAATCTGGCAATGCTGGAGAGCCCGGTAATGCTGGCGAGGCCGATTCATCCACTAAGACCGATAAGCCAACCAAAAAGCCGGGTAAATAGTGGACTACTGCACCCAGCAGAACCTTGTCGATCGATCTAGTGAGCTGGAGCTAGTCCAGCTCACTAATCGCGAGGATACGACCGCAACCACTATCAATACGGCGGTATTGAATAAAGCCATCACCGCAGCCGGTGCGCGCATTAACCGCTACATAACCCAATATCTGCCGCTGACCGCTGTGCCTGAGGACTTTGAGCAAATAGCCTGCGATATTACGTACTATTTTCTCTACCATCCGCTGGTTCCGGAACACATTCAGAAGACTTATGATGACGCTATCAAGTATCTGGAAAAAGTAGCCTCCGGAAAAATCCCGATCGCTCCGGATGCGACTGGTGCGGTTGACGAGCCTGCCGACGCAACGGTTAGTTTTTCGTCAAGCTCCTCTGCATTTTCTCGCAACAGCTATTAACCTCCATTTATAAGCGAGGTTCCGAAGCCCTTCGGATTCCTCGCTTCCCCCCGCATGGCTACACTGCAGCCATGAACTTAAAATCTCATTATTCCATTATTAGCGCTGCCTGGTGCCGTCGATGATCGCCGAGATCGAAGACGCGCTGGTTGCTGCGGTCAAAGCCGCTAGCTTCGGCTATGCGCTGGGCACAGTTGCGAGCTATGGCGGCGAACTGGGCGGCGACGATAAAGCCCTGGCGTTATTGATCCGGCAGTTCCCGGCGGTGTGGGTGACGTTTAAAGGCGAATCCGACCCCAAGCCGGTCGGCACTTCAAAGAACAAGTGGCGGGTCGATGCCGAATTCCTGCTGCTGGCGGCTACCCATAGCGCGCGCGGCGAGAAATTCACCCGCCATAGCGTTAGCGCCACAGAGGTCGGTGCCTATCAAATCATCGACGATACGCGGCTGTTGCTGTTGAACCAGGACTTGGGTTTGGCGATCGATCCGTTCAAGCCAGGCGCAGTGAAAAGTCTGTTCAATAAAAAGCTGCTGGCGCAATCGCTGGCGGTTTTTTCCCTGGAATTGAAAACCCAATACGTCATCAGCCAACCTGCCGAGGCCAACCAGCCCGACTGGCTGCGCACCGGCTTTAACTATTATCTTAAACCCGGCGACAACATCGCCGATGCCAGCGATTTAATCACTATGAGGGCACCCTAATGCGTGTACAAGCAGCTCCCGGCATTAAGGTGCCGAAGGAATTCCACCCCACCCGCTATATCACCGATGCCGAGCAGGTCGAGGTGATTGATTCGGTCTATTACCAGCGCCGCATCACCGATGGCGACCTGGTTATCGTTACCAAGGCCGCGCCCGTGCAGCCCGTTAAAACTGTCAAGGAGCCTATGTAATGGCCAGTCCTAATATTTCATTTGATTCCATCCCCGCGAGCACCCGCAAGCCGGGCAAATATATCGAGTTCAACACCCGTCTTGCGGTGCGGACGCTGCCGGGCAACCTGCAACGCACCTTGATTGTCGGGCAGCGTTTGGCGGCCGGAACGGTAGTCGCCAATACAGTTGTTGACATTTTCTCCGACGTGGACGCGGCGGTGTTTTTCGGCCATGGCTCCATTGCGCATTTGATGTGCGCGGCGGCGCTCAAAGCCAACCGTTACCTGTCATTGCAGGCGATTGCGCTGGATGATGCCGGAGCCGGCGTGGCCGGAACCCAGACGGTTACCATTACCGGCCCTGCCGGAAGCGCCGGGGTGGTGACGGTCAATGTCGGCAATCAGGCTGTGCAGGTTGCCGTTGACGTGTCCGATACCGCGACCGAAATAGCGGCCGCATTGGCTGTGCAGTTCGGGTTGCAAAACAATCTTCCGGTGACCGCTGGGGCGGCGCTGGGCGTGCTGACGCTGACCGCAAAATGCAAAGGCACCTTGGGCAGTCTGATCAAGGTCAGCGCCACGGCGTTGTCCGGTTCCGTGCCGATGACCGGCGTGACGGTGGCCGTTGCCGCCGGCGTGGCCGGGGCAACCGATCCGACTCTGGCGACCGCCTTGGCGACCGTGTTCAGCGGCGGCCATAACATCATTGTCAGCGCCTGGAACGACCAGACCAATTTGACCGCCTTGCGCACCCATTTGGATAGCGTATCCGGCGCGCTGGAGCAACGTGGGGCGATTGGCGTCTACGGGCACGTCGGCACGCTGGCGGCATCTACGACGCTGGCGGGCCAGATCAACTCGGGCCGGATAACGGGGGCGTTGCTGCCCACCGCGTTCGACAACAGCTACGAGTTGGCGGCGGCGTACGGCGCTGAAATCGCCTTTGAAGAAGACCCGGCCCGACCGCTGAATCTGTTGCCGCTGACCGGCATTCTGCCGAATCCGCTGGCGAATCGCTTGGGCCGAACCGAGCAGGAAACCTGCCTGTACAACGGCACAACGCCTTTGGAAATCGGCCCCGGCGACCGGGTGCAGATTGTCCGCGCGATAACCACGTACACGCTGGACCCGCAAAGCATTCCCGATATTGCCTTGCTCGACCTGACCACCATCAGGACGCTGGATTATGTCCGCAAGGCGATTCGCGAGCGCATCAGTCTCAGGTTCCCTCGCGAAAAGAAAACCGCGCGCACCAAGGCCAAAGTCAGGTCGGAAATAATCGATGTGCTGTATAAACTGGAAGAGCTGGAAATTGTCGAAAACGTGACCGACAACCTGACCGGCATCCTGGTCGAGGACGATCTGCAAGATCCTAACCGTCTGGACGCGAAAATACCGACCGACGTGGTGAACGGCCTGCATGTTTTCGCCGCCCGCATCGACCTATTACTGTAAGGAGCAAGCGACATGGCATTACTAGAATATTTGGGCTCTATCGTAATGGAGATAGACAGCCATGAAATCGAGATCGAATCTCTGGACGTCACGACTAAAACGGGGCGCAAGCGGGTCAAGACCATGAATAAAACCGGTCGGGCTAAAGGCTTTGCCAAAGGCATTGCCGAGATCGATTTAAAGGTCACGGCGGTGATCCCGTTGGCGGGCGATATTGACTGGGCGGGCATCGAGGGAGCGAAAATCACCATCTACCCATTGACCGCCGGCGGCGAGCGCACCACGTACCAGGATTGTTTCACCATCGACGTGGGCGAAAAATATACCGTCGATAGCGAAGCCAAGCGCGATCTGACCATGGCGTCGCTGCGCGAGGTGAAAGAATGATCACCATCGACAGCGATTTAGAAATCGGCATCGAGCGCGATGGCGTTCGGCACACCCGTTTTACGATGCGCCAGGCTACCGTCGCCGATGCGATAGCCGCCGTTGAAAAAGCGCCGGAGGGATCAAATAATTTGACGTTGCGCATTTACAAAGCGGCCGAGCAGATAGAGCACATCGGCGATATGGCCGAGATCGACGCCGAGCTGCTGATGGGCTTGTCCGATATTGATATCGACCCGATTTTCGACGCCCAGGATGAGATTGAAAAAAAGCTCAAAGGCTTGAGGAATCCCTCAAGCCGTACATCCAGCTCGACATCATCCTCCGGGGACACGGATTCGACAACCCGGGCGGATTAACCGAGGCGCGGGCCGCCAGCATTCTCGATACGCTGGCCGGCGGACGCAGACCCAAGGCTGACCCCGATAACGGCGGCAGCCGCAAAACCTACATCAATACTCGACGCAAAAAAAATGGCCGGACGAAACCTTGAATTAGCGCTATTGCTTAGACTGAACGACCAGATGAGTCGCGGCCTGAGAGCGGCTATGCAAAACGTCAGCCAGGAGTCGAGAACGGCCGCGCGGTCGGTCGAAAACATTGCTAACGCGGCCAACCGGGTGCGCCCTGCCGGCATCGAGCGCATGAATGCGGCGCTGAGAACAATGCACAGCACGGCCCGGTCGGCGCTATCGACATTAGCCAAGATCGGCAGCACCACCGCCCAGGTCGGCGGCGCGGTGATGGCCGGCGGCTATGTGGCGAAAAGTGCCGCCGAGCGCCCGATGGCCTACGATAAGCGGCTGGCGTTGCTGTCGAACACGGCTAACAGCGATCTGGATGCGGCGGGCCGTATTGCCGCAAAATTACAACTGGATAAGGGCATCCGGCAGGCGGTTAATAAGGACGAAGGCGGCGGTGGCGGAACGCCTGAACAGGCGCTTGATGCATTAAATACCTTGGTGGGCAGCGGCGCATTCGGCAATGCCAAGCAGGCGATGTCGCTGTTGCCGATGCTGCAAAAAAACGCAACCGGTACCGGCGCGGATAGCAATGATCTGGCAAAGATCATGATCGCCGCCAAGCAAAATATGGGTATTGCCGATAAGGACATGCCCGCCATGCTGTCTAAAGCCATTCGCGCGGGACAGGAAGGCGGTTTCGAATTGACGGATATGTCTAAATGGCTGCCGCAACAAATGGCGCTGGCCGCGACGAACGGCATGAAAGGCATAGCCGGTTTTGAATCGCTGCTGGCCGCCAATCAGGTATCGCGCATTACCTCAGGAACCTCTGATGAGGCAGGTAATAATCTGGTCAATCTGTTGGCCAAGATCAACAGCCAGGACACCGCCAACGACTTTAAAAAACAGGGCATTGATTTGTCAGGAAGCCTTGCGGCTGCGCGAAGCAAAGGCGTTAATCCTTTGGAAGCGTTTATGGGGATGGTCGATAAGGTGGCCTCTAAGGATAAGAGGTATGCAAACCTGCGACAAAAAGCCGACTCCGAAACTGGAGTAGAAAAAAAGGCTACGCTGGAAGCGATGGCCGATATTTTTGAGCAGCAAGGGATTAGCAAAACAGTTCAAGATCGGCAGGCGCTGTTAGCATTGCTGGCTATGATGCAACAGCGCGAAAAGTACAGCGAAATAAAAAGCAAGGTCGGCGCGGAAAACGGCCAAGAGAGCGAAACCAGCTACCAGGTTGTCGCTAGTACGCTGGATGCCAAAACCGAACAAGTCGGCAATAAAAAAGCTTTTGCGGCCATCGATACGCTGAACGCCATCGACGCCCCGCTCGGCAAATTGCTGGACAAACTCAACGCAGAGACCGAGGCGCATCCCAAACTGACTACAGCTATTTACGAAACGACTACTGCGTTCGGCATTTTGGCCGCTGCCGCCGGTGCGGGCGGTTTAATCGGCCTGTTGACACGGGGCGGGGGAGTCCCCGCAGCAGGTTCCGCAACAACCACAACGGCTTCAGGTGGTCTTTTGAGCCGCGCCGCAACCGGATCCGGAAGCCTTTTGGGGCGAGCAGCCACCGGCATCGGCGGTCTTGCCAGGGCGGCGACGGCAGCGGTGAGCGGCGTGGGTATCGGCCCGACGGCATTGGTGGCCGGTTCCGGCATCGCCGGTTACAGGACCGGATCGGCATTGTATAACCATATGGGCGATGATACGCGCGATCAAATCGGCGGCGTCATTGCCCAGGCCTTGGCGAATTTCGGCAATAAAGAGGCGCAATCCGCGTTAGACAGCCGTTTCAGCTTGCGGCAACCGGCGAGCGAAAACAAGCTGCAAGGGCCGCGCGTTCCGGTGGCGACGCCCGATGCGGAGCAAACCGCCATTGATGCGGTCACGAAATCGCTGAACCAGGTTTTAAAAGGTTTTGTCAGCCAGACCATTAAAGTCGATGTCGATGTGAGAAACGGCAACATTGTCGCGGCTGTCAATCAAGCCAATACCCTGAACGCGAGGCGCAACTGATGTGGTCTGAAACCATGCTGGTGGCGAGCTATGGCGGAGTTAAATTCGACTGTCTCAGCATTGACGACAGTTTCGATAAAGCGACGGTCGAGCATCAGTTTCCGTACCTGCCCGGCGCCGAAGTCGAGGACATGTGCCGCGGCCCGCGCAAGCTATCCATTCAGGCTATTTTTGACGGCGATGATTACGAAGATCGGCTGAAGGCATTTATTGCCGAGCTGGAAAAACCCGGCGCGCGGGAGTTGGTGCATCCGGTATTCGGCAGCATGAAAGACGCCCAAGTGGTGCGCGGCAGCATCCACCACGAAGCAGATAATGTCGACCAGGCCACGCTGACGTTCGAGCTGACCGAATCGACGGCCGGGAACCCGTTTTTTGCCCAGCAGTCCGCCCAGCAAAAAGCCGAAGCGGTCAATCAAAAGGCGCAAGCCGCGCGCGACGCATCGGCATGGACGATGAGCAATGCGGTGGCCAGGTTGAAGGCGCTGAACCCGATCAGTCAGTTGACGGCGTTGCGCCAACAGCTATTAGCCCCGGTGTTTGCATTAAAAGCGATAGCCGGCGGCCTATTAGCGGCCGGTCTGGACGTGATTAACTACCCGCTGAGCTGGGCGAGCGATTTAACGGCGCTGTCCGGCGGCGTGATGAATTTAGGCGGCTTTTCGGTGTCATCGCTGCTGACTGACTACCGGAACGGGTTTTCCCGTCTCTCTGGCGTACTATCGACCGGATCGACGGTAACGGACGCGCAATTTAGCGGTTCCGCCGTAACGAGTCAGCTGGCTAATGGCGCGACCGTTGTCAGCGAACCGTTGGGCGCTGGCGCTACGGTAACGAGAGTGCAATCTATCGGTTCTGTCACGACGGTGGCCGGCACGCTGCCCAGCGGAGTGACGACAACCGCGCTACTGAACAGCGGCGCTGTGGTGCCACGGATCGACGTCAGCAACCCGACCGAGAACAGCATCATACAAGCCTCGCAAGTGCATATCCAGGTGGAGCGTGCTGCGACGGTAGCCGATGCGGCGGCGGTGGTTTTGCAGTCCGAAGCGGAAACAGCAACGTTGTCCCCGGCTGAAATCGAGACGGTGTGCAATAGCGCCCGGTCCGAGATCGAAGTCGCTATCGAACTGGCCCGCGCTACCTATCCGATTGAAACCGCTCGGCCGATTATTGAAAGTTTAAAAGATACCGCGCTGGCTCTCCAGGCCGCCGCGCAAGCCATCATCGTCGCGCGCCCGCCGCTGATTACCCGGCAGGTGATGACGCCCGCGCCGTTGCGGGTATTGGCGCACCGCTGGTACGGCGACCATGACCGCGCCCTGGAACTGCAACGCTTAAACGGTTTGGCTAATCCGAACTTTCTTCAGGCAACCGACCAATTGAACGCTTATGCCGTCTGAACACGTATCGCTGCTGATCGGCGGCCACAGCCATAGCGACTGGGAAAGCTACAGCATCGACTCCAATTTGATGACGCCTGCCGATGCCTGGCAAGTGTCGTTGGGGATCGAGCAGCAGCCGATACCCGATAGCGTTAAGCCTGGCGCGCCTGTGCAAGTGCAAGTCGGCGGCGTTACGGTACTCAGCGGACTGGTTGACGATGTCGAGTTGACGGTATCCAAGAATGAGCACAGTTTGCGGCTATCGGGCCGCGACGGTGCGGCGGTGCTGGTCGATTGCTCAGCGCCTATTTTTGTGTCCAGGCAGATCGATCTGGCCGAGGTGGTCAATAAGTTGGTTAAGCCGCTGGGTATAACCAAGGTTCGCATTGACGGCAAGGGAGCGTTCGAAAAAGTCAGCGCCGAACCCGGCGAGACAGCCTGGGACGTGTTGGCGCATGCCGCCGAGGCCAATGGTTTATGGCCCTGGTTCGAGCCGGACGGTACGTTGGTCATTGGCGGCGCTAATCCTGCTACGCCGGTCGTAGCCGATCTGATCATGACCTATTCAGGTAAGGGAAATAACCTGAAATCGTTAAGCCGCAGCGAGAGCATCGCCAACCGCCATTCCGAAATCACGGTGCTGGGGCAATCGCACGGCACTGAAACCAATGACGGCAAAAACGCCATTTTAGGCAAGGCGACCGATGCCGGCATGACGACATACCGGCCGCAGATTATTGTCGATAGCGAGGCGGACAGCCCAAAAGTGGCCTTGCAGCGAGCCCGCAAATTGCTGGCCGATGGGCGGTTGGAAGGCTACACGCTGAATGCGCAAGTGGTCGGGCATCGCATTAAGCCCGGCGGCATTTTGTGGACGCCGGGCCAGCGTATCCATGTTAAATCCGAGCCGCACGGCATTGATGGGGTGTTCCTATTAATGGGGCGCACGTTTAAGCTGGATCGCGTCAACGGCACGACGACCGATCTGCTGTTAAAAGAAGACGGCGTGTGGACGCTGGACGCCCACCCGCACAAGCAAAAGCATAAAAAGGTGAAGGACTCTACCGGCAAGGTGCTGGAAATCGTGGGTGTGACGCAATGATGAAAGATGTTGAAAAGCGTATTGCGCGTGCGATGTCGGGTGTTCGTCAGGCGTTCCGAGGCGTGCTTAGCGTAGTTAATACGGCGCCCAATATCACGCTGGTGCAGGTGGCCGGGGTGGCCGGTGAAACGGTACAGGATAACGAACTGATGCAGCATTACGGTTTTAGTTCCAATCCGCCGCCCGGTAGCGCCGTGGTGGTATTACCATTAGGCGGAAAAACTTCGCAAGCGGTGATTATTGCCAGCGAGCACGGCCAGTATCGTATTAAGAATTTAGCGGCGGGTGAGACGGTTATTTATAACCATCATGGCGATAAAGTGTGGATCAAGGAGGACGGCACTATCGATGTCACGGCATCCAGCAAGGTGACGGTGCACAGTCCGTTGGTCGAAGTGCCAACTGGTGATGTGATTGCCAGTGGCATCAGCCTTAAGCATCACAAGCATGGTGGCGTGCAGGCCGGTGCGGCGCAAACCGGAGAGCCGGTATGACTGCCATAGCCATCAGCCCATTAACCGGCGATTACACAGTTAGCAACGGCGTTGCGCAGCGCGATAATTCAGGCGGGTTGATGAATGCGATTGTGTTGCGCATTCTGACGCCGTTGGGCAGTTATTGGGCCGAGCCCTTATTAGGCAGCCGCTTGCATGAACTGCAACGCGAAAAGGATTTGGCGCGGGTGGCCGTGCTGGCCAAGCAATACAGCGAACAGGCTTTGCAAGGCATGTTGGATGACGGACGGGCTTCTGCGATCGATGTGCAAACCCAATTGAATCATGACGGCAGATTGCATTTAGCTATCGAAGTCACCGCGGCTAACGGCCAGCGCCTTATATTTAATCACCCTGTCAAGGTGGGCCAATGACATTTACTACGCCTGATTATCAAAAAATTAAAGACGGCATCCTGCGCGATATTGTCAACCAGGAACCCGATGCAGCGGTTGGCCCTGATTCCGATTACGCGGTCAGGGCGTCCGGCGAAGCGGCGGCGGTCGAGGGACTGTATCAGCATCAGCAGTGGTTGTTTAAGCAGATTTTTCCCGATTCGGCGGATGAAGAGAACCTGATTCGCCACGCCGGCGAGCACGGCATTACCCGCAAATCCGCCAATGCCGCCACAGGGTATGCGACATTCGCCGGAACTGTCGGCGCGGCTGTCCCATCCGGCACCGAGGCTAAAACTGTCGCGGGCATCGCCTTCGTCACTACGGCTCCGGCCGTGATCGGCGGCGGTGGCACGGTAGCGGTCGCTATCAGCGCGTCCGCGGCCGGGATATCCGGCAACCTGCCTGTCAGCACGGCGCTGGCATTGACATCAGCGCCTGCCGGCATCAATACGGCCGCGGTTATTTCAACGGCGACAACCGGCGGCTACGAGCAAGAGACATTGGCATCATTATTAGAGCGCCTGCTGTTTGAGCTGCAAAATCCGCCGCAGGGCGGCAGCAAAGACGACTATAAGCGCTGGGCGCGCGAGGTTCCCGGCGTCGGTTACGCTTATATATATGGGCAGCGCCGCAATACCCGTTCGGTCGATATCATAATCCTGGACGATGACGGCGCATTGCCGGGTGCGCCGCTGGTTGATGCGTGCCAGGCCCATATCGAATTGAAGCGCAATGTCACTGCGGACTGCTGGGTGTCCGGCCCAACGGCGGTTCCGGTACCCGTAACAGCGTCGCTGGTTTTGTCGGGCATAACGCTCGCCGAGGCCACACCCATCATCACAGCGGCGCTTCAGGCGTATTTCATCACCCTGAAGCCGGGCGATACGGTTATTTTGAAACAGATCGAAAAGCTGATTATGTCGGTAACGGGCGTCGTTGATTGTGCGGTTTCCGCCCCGGCCGCTAATGTCGCGGCGCTGGTCGATGCTACGCATGTCCAATTACTGACGCTGGGCGCGGTGACGCTGTCATGACGCATGCCGATGTTTTAAAACAGTGTTTGCCGCCGGTCAGCTATGACGCTAATGCGCCTGGTATATCTGTCGAGCTGGCTGCGGTCGGCGCGCAGCTTGACGAGGCTCAGCTGCATGCGCATCAATTGCTGGCTGAAATGTTTCCGTCATCGGTAACGGTATCGCTGCCGGAGTGGGAGCGCGTTTACGGGCTGCCCGATCCCTGCATCACTATCGAGCAGTCATTGGCGCAGCGCAGAGCCGCGCTGGAATCCAAAGTTAATGCCAAAGGCGGCCAAAGCATTCCTTATTTCGTCGGCCTGGCCGAGAGTATGGGCTATCCAGGCGCAACGGTTGACGAATTCCCGATGATGACCTGCAACAGCGACTGTAACGCGTCGCTGAACAGCGAAGAGGACGGATTTTATTGGCAACTGAACCTGCCCGCGTCAACCGGCGGTTTGTTTGTCATGGACTGCAACAGCAACTGTAACGACGCTTTGCAAAGCTGGGGCGATGAAGCCATAGAATGCCGGGTAAACAAGCTCAAACCAGCGCACACCACCGCAATCTTCGCATATCCATAAGGGGGTAGAATGAAACGGATAGACACATCCACCAAAGCGGTCGATTTATTCGGGGCCGGGAAACACGGTTATAAAGACGGCGACAAAGCGCTGAATATTGCGCCGACGCAGTTCAGTGCGGCGTCTGTTAATGCGATCCAGGAAGAAATCGCGGCAGTCATCGAGTCGACAGGCGTTGCCCTGGATTCCGGCAGTAATCATCAGCTTGTTAAGGCTATTCAATTGGGGATTTTTAACGTCGGCGCTGCGGGCGGAACAGCTGATGCAATCACGTCGAGTTTTTCCCCTACTATTGCCGCACTAACAAACGACATTCGCTTGTTAGTGCACGCGGCGGCGGCGAATGCCACTGCGACGCCGACATTTACGCCCAACAGCGGCGTGGTGACTGCTAAAACCATCGTCAAAGGGCATGGGCTTGCCCTGGCAATAGGGGATATTTCCGGCGCGGCTCACTGGATTGAGTTGATGTGGGATGTCACATTAGACAAGTGGGTTTTGTTGAACCCGGCAACCGGTGTGTCGCCGAACCGTCCAGTTTTTCATGCCCGCGACGAGAAGACGGCGGGAACTGCTGGCGGAACCAGTTCTAGCGGTTCTCAAGTTCGGACGTTGAACACTGTCGTGAAAAATACGATACCGGGCGCATCATTATCATCAAATAACATCACATTGCCAGCGGGTACGTATCAAGTGCGGGCGAGGTGCCCTCAAATTGGCGAGAATCCGCACCAAGCGTTTTTGCAAAATGTTACTGACTCGGCGACATTGTTCATCGGTAGCAGCGAAGACGGATATGCGAATGGAACTACACAGTCTGTTGTTGATGGTTATTTCACGCTCGCCGCGACAAAAGTTATTAATTTGCAACATTACATTCTTGGCGGCACGGCCACATGGGGGCTAGGCAACGCATCTGGCAGCAGTCTTACTGAAATTTACGCAGATATTATGATCTGGAAGGAGCAGTAACATGAAATATGTTGTTTTAGATGAAAACGATAATGAAATACAGTGGGTTAATGACGACACTATTAATGAGTTGCCGCCCAATGCACGTGAATTGACCGATGATGAATGGCACGACAGGAAAGCAGCGCCTCAACAAACTGACGCTGAAATTCTGGCGGTGGCTAAATTGAACGCAGAGGCCCGGATTGAAAATTCGCGTAATGCAGCTATCGAGCAGCCGGTTTTATCTGAAGCGCTCGGGGTTGCGCATATTTACAGCGCAAAAGCCGAAAGTCGCAATTTTTTAAATAATCTGATCACGCTCGGCAGCGGCGGAAAATTCACTTGCGTTGATGCTGATGGCGTTAAATCCAGACGAATACATACCCAGGCGCAGCTAATAGTGGTTGCAATGGATTTTGAAACGCATATTTCAGCTCAGTTCGACCATGCTGAACTGAGACTTTCTGATATTGCCGCCGTTGCGGAGTTACCAACCCCAACTCAAGACGAATTTGACGCAATCGTCTGGTAATGAGTTGACTGTTTTGTGATGGTATCTGATGTATTGTTTCATTACGCGCAATTAAATATATAATTGCGCAATTTAAAAACTACGCAAATATTGCACAAAAAACGGTTCAATTATCTCGCCGCGCGTCACGTAACACCTGTAAGGGACAACGTTTTGGCACTACGGCTAGAGCTAGTATAACTCATCCATGCTGCTGTGGAAGTTAA